AGTGTGGCACGGATCACGGCGACGGTACGAAGTCACTAACATTTTAGTGTCCAGTGAAATCAATGATCTGCTGGACCACATTGCTCCCCTCGCTCAACGCGTATTAGATGGGACCACTTTCGGAGATCATTCGGAATCTGTCAGCATGACCGACGACGCCGAAAAAGCCGAAAAGGAAATCGGAGAAGAGTGCGACGAGGCCATCGAAATGTCTCGGGCAGTGCAATATGGAGAGGGCGTGTGGGATGCCGAGAGTTACTATGACGGAACAGAGGCTGACGAAATCGGTCTGACTCCAGGTACAACCGACGAGCAACTTTTAAAAATTATTGAGGAACAAAAAGACGCCGCGCGGCGCGATGGTCGCACGATTGACGGCGTCGAAGAGTATTTGGAAAACGAACTGAAAACATTACGGGAAAATAAGGTGTTTCTGGAGAAACAGAACAAATGAGAAAACTATATGCCCTTACAGACAATCAAGCACAATTCATTAAGGAAAAATTTCCACGGGCGAAGATAGGAGAGGGAATTGCGCCGTTCACCGAAGCGGAACGCGATGCGCTCGGCCACTTTATAGTACACGCAGTGGATGAAATCACGGCAATTGATTTTGGAACAAGTCACGATGATCCACTTCGTGCCGCATCAGAATCACAATGGAGAGCAATGGAGCGAGGGACGACTAAGATTCTCCGTCTATCAAGTGAAGGATTGAAACAATGACTAAAAACGCACACGGTGGATCTCGCGAAGGATCTGGGCGGCCGCCGAAATACGGTGAAGATCGAGAATTGATACCGATCGGATTCCCTAAGACCTTACTCGATAAAATCCGAGTAAGATCCAAGGAACACGATCAAAGCGTCTCAGAGACCGTTGTACGCCTCATCGAAGATGCTATAGGCGATTAGTCGCCCTTGCTGGCCGTGACATCGACGACACTCTGTCCGATGATGTATGCGGCCAGCACAATCGCCACGGGCCACGACAGCGATTCCGGCAGTAACGGCAACGCCGCAACGCCTCCCGCCGTGGCCACGACTTTCCTTGATACAAATTTCTTGAACAGTTCCATGAGATTTATTCCTTGTGATTGAGTTTATTTTTCTTTTATCATTCCGCTGTTAGTTCGACCTGCCCGTTTTTATTTTCTCCCCCCAGCCCTTGGTGTTCGTCTCCATTCTGTTCGCGCAATATCTCGAGTTTTCCCATCAGCCGCTGGCTTATCGGATCTTCATTGACCAGCAACTGGAATCGATCATTCAGTTCGCTTTCGAGCTTTGCAATTCGGTCCATGTTATCCTCTCACATGTCGTCGTGGATTAATTTATACAAAAGACTCAAGGCCAAGCCGAACAAGAATATCATTGACGATTGCACTGCCGAGTGTCTCCAGAACTCAGCCCATTCACCACCGCCCGGATGCCCAATAACCTCCCACGTTTCCAGCAGAATCGTAACAACCACCGCTGACGAACCCGACCACGCGGCCGCTTTTTTTGCTTCGTCCCGACTTTTTTCTTTGGCTGTAAGCGTTAAGATTTTTGCTTTTGCTTCCTTCAGGTCTTCGCGAGTTTCAAGCACGTCGCGCCGTGATCCGCTGGACGTGGCCGATAATAGTCTATAACTCTTTTGCAGTTCGGCATGTGATTTTTGGAGCGAATCATACCACTCGCGTAATTGCCCAAATGACAACGCGTCTTTGCCACGTTTTCCTCGTCTCGGCATGACATCAAATTTCCTTCAGCAATTCCATGACGACAGCAATTCCGAATATCGCCAACAACGCGCCAGCGATTAGTGAAATCTTTTTGATCATGTTTCCCACGGCGGCGTCTGGACAGACTGATCGACCGCGGCCATTGACGCAAGACGAGCCGTCAGCGTTGCGTCAACATTGTTGTCGGTGCGCCATTGTTCCGCAATCGCAACTGCCCAATCTCGCGTTAATGCCACATAGGCGACAAAATCATCCGAGGATCGACTGCTCGGTTCGGCCAATTGGATGCGGCCACTAATAGCGGTGCCTGTGCCGTCTGTATCGGCCGCATGATACTGACAATGTATTTGCGTCACGTATTGACCAGCGTCGACCGTTGTGCCGTCTGACAATCGCACGGCGGCCGCGTTGACTTTTAAAACCAATGTCGAAAGTTTAATCGTTGCCATACCTATCCGTCCCTGTTTGCAATGCCAAACCACCATAAATTGCAAAAATCATCAATTCGATTTTCAAACGACAAAATCGACGTGCTCCCCCCGTGAATGTAAAATTTCATGTTGCCGTCGGTGCATTGTGTGCCATCCGCGACGCCTCCAATCCCGAGCGAATCAAAATTGCCCGGACTCCCACTCACATGACTGGAACATTCGACGAGCACTCCCGTTCCATGATTTGTTGAAAATAGAAATTCTTTTCTCCATAAATTCATCGCAGAGCTTCCGTCGTTTCGTCGACCAGTTACGATGATAGAGCCAAATGTCTCCGGTTGATTAACGATATAAACGTATCCGTTGTCGGCGACCTTAGCCCCACCGGAAAAAATATTGCACTTAATTGACGAGCCGCTGTTTGGATTTGTCGACAAACTCATCAACGGCTTTCCGTTTGTCGCATTGTATGCGGTGAATGGCGTTGAGTTATCACTCACCACAGGATCTTGACCCACGCCAAGTGCGCCATTTTCGTTGACCCAAACGCGTTGTGTTCCAGCGGTCGAAATCCCCACGTTGTCAGCGGCCGAAAAAAGTACTCCCGTATTTGCGTCATCCGTATTTGTCAGCGATGGTGCGGCCGCACTGCCGTCGGCAATCGCCAAAACCGAACCGTTGAACGTCAGATTGCCCGACGCGCCAAAACTTCCGTCATTGTTGTACTGCACCTGCGTGTTCGATCCGGCCGGACTGGTCGAACTTGCGGCCACGGCAGCGGTGACGAATGCCGTTGTCGCGACCAGCGTCGTATTGTTTCCGGCTGATTGAGTCGTTGCGCTGACACCGCTTTTCAGGACGGCCGTCGGCGTGGCCGAATCGTGCATGATCGCATCCGCGGCCGCTTTTAGATAATCGTCATTGGCCGCCAGTGTGCTGATGTCTGTCGCTTTTGTCGGGTCACCAACATTGACCGAAAAACTTGCTGTGTATGCCATAGGTTAAAACCACCTTGAGGATTTTGAGGTTGCGTCTGGTGTACCGGCTGGATCTGCAAAGCCGTTTGCGTCTGTCCAAAAACCATGCTCCTCGCGTTGTGCCAGCGATGACGATGTCCAATTGGGAGCGGTTGCGGCAGTGTATCGACCAGCGGCCAATGTCAGAATATTCCAGCCTCTGACCTGCGTTCGCATGTTATTGAAATCGACAGAAATATCCCGAATCATAAACGGCACACCGTACCCACTGGCGTCCGTGTACTTGGAATAGATCAGTCGAAATTGATCCGTCGGAATTTTAGTCATCGCTCTCGGACCGATGCCGACCGTGGCCATTTCTAATTCATCCGAAAACGTATATAACTCACGCTCTGCGCGAGTTTCTGCATCGGCGTCTATATAGATCCATTGATATTTCATTCGCCGCCGCCGTCGAGTTCCAACCAGGGCGATCGCGGCTGAATCTTCCAAATCAAAACGACCGGCATATTTTAGTTGCGTGGGATCATATCGATACTCTGCGACAATTTGATTTGTCGTAATGCGTTCAGGATCGCGGTGAACCGTGAACTGCTTGACGCCGTCCGAACTCGCCACCATATCGAAATCGCGATAGGTGTCCAGATCAGTCAGTCCAGCAAGGCGATATTTCGGCGTATATTTTCCATCGACAATAATCAGATCGGCAAAACCTTCGACCAATGCTTCGGTGATGAGTGTATTGCTCGAGGTTTCGGCTGAAATATGTCGGCGTGTTTTAACGTCGCCCAGATTAGATTCCCATGTGTCGAATGCGGTGGAATCTATGTTGCCCGATGTGACTCCGAGTTGTGTGGTCAAAATGTCCTGAACGATGTCGGGCAACTGTTCCAGCAATGTTCCCGAAGCACTGCCGTCGTGAGTTGCGCCTCGCACGTTTGCTGTCACAGAATCCGTTGTTGCATCATAAGCGTCGGTCATAACAAACTCACCGTTTGCCAGATCGGTCGATGCAATTGTGGCCGCTGACCCGTTTTTGTAAATGTTATCAATCGACTTCAACGCATGTGCGGCAATTTTAAACTGTCGCGTACTGGTATTGATGCAATAACACGGCACCTTTTCACCACCGGCTGCCGACGTTCTCCAATCGCCATAGACCAGAGGGATGGCAAGGTTGCGAGATTTTTCTTCGACGTTAGCATAGGTCGACGCAAAGAATTTAGTCTTCGGTAATACGCGTTCATCTTTTTGGCGTTTGTCATCCAGTTCAAAACGTGCGGACGTATCGTCAAAAGAAACGCCGCCCGGGTACTGAATGGTCCCGACGAACACCGTCGTATAATCCGCGGCCGCTGTTCCTTGTCCGAGTTTAATGGTGACCGTTTGATTTCCCCATTCATACGTGTCTAACAGAGTTGCGATTTCATTGTCGGCGTTGTCCAACTCTATCGACATGCGCGGCATCGTCACCCGTGGCTCTAACAATTGTCCCGCCGATAAGGTCATCGTGGACATTGACAGCAGTCGATTTTCGTACAAAGTGCCATCATCAAAGATTACCGGATCACGAGAATACCGGAGCGTCTTTCCGGTCAAAGCAATCTCGACCAGTTGCCGCCATTCCTGAATCGCCGATGTGGTATTAAGAGCCATTATTCGGTCTTCTCTTCAAAGACCAACATCGCCGTCGAATACTGTCCGATAAATTGATGGGTCTGGCTCAATGGTGTTGACAGATAACAATACATCGAATCTTTCGTCGGTCGACTGGTTGGATCGAGTGACAGCACTAACGGCTTTGAGTTGCCGACTTTTTCCATCACTGCCGACAACTTGTCCGTCTGTGTTTGGTTCTGCAACTGGAACGCAATATTCGCCCTGCGGAATCTTTTACGTGCGCGGAAAAATGTTTGCCGCCCTGGAGCCTTTTCCCCTTCGGACGGATCGATCATGTTGATCGAAAAACTTTGTCCGATATTGCGGACCGCCTCGTAATACGTACCCGCCGCAATGCGACCGATTTGGAGATAACTATCAGCGTTGCCAGCGTCGGCAAATGTTACACGCCAGTATCGATAGGTTTGGTCAAGAAAGTACACGAGCCGTTGCAATACTTCGCTGTCGGCATTGGTCGCCATCGTCAACGCTTGAGAATATGACGGCGATCCCCATGAATTAGATGCATTGGCTTGCAGGGTAACGGTGGCACTGCTGGTCAAATTGAAAACGAACATCGAAAACATGGTGATCTGTTTCGCCGAGCCGAGATCGAACACAATATTTTCGGACGCTTTGCCGGTGGTTCTCCATGGTTTGCTGACGTGATCGTGCACCACGTTCGCCGCCGCCAGATCAGTATTCGCTTGAGAACTTCCTGTGATCGTGGCCGCATCCCATGCATCGAGGTTATATAAGATTCTTGCGTTTGCCATTATACAGACGGGTCCGTTGTTACGCCGCTTTGATAGACAACATTAGCGGAACGAAAACTTTCTTTCTGTAACATTTCGACGATGACATCTCGAGCGTCTTCTTCGACGAATTGCCGAACGCCTCGGGCATCAATAGCGGAAATATTGAAATTGAAATTGAGCGTGGATCGACCGCCGCCCCAACCACCGCCTTGCAGAGATGCGCCGCGTGGCGTGACGTTGACCATCTCAGGACCAGCCTCGCCAGCCATGAACAGCGTCGGAGAATTCACCATGCCCGAAAAACCGGACGCAGTGTTTTTCTTTATCCAGTCGTCTGACAAAACCTCCGGTTCCTCTTCGACAAGAGGAAACATCCAATTGTTATCTTTTGGTCCTGACGGATCAATTCCAAGCCTTTCTTGTGCCGCTTCTCCCACTCTTTCGGACCATTTTAAACCCTGTTCTGACATTTGGTGTTTTTCAACCGACGATGACACCGCCCAGTCGAAAATAATGTCATTAATTTCTTGACCCTGTTTGCCATATATCGCTCGCCTTTCAACTTTTTCCCAAATTTTTTGCGCCGCATCCCTGCCGAACCCCAAGTCACGCAGAACTTTTCGAAAGTCTCTTCCTGTTATACCTTGGAGAGAAAAGTCTTTCGTGTTACCGACGCCGCCGCGAGAAGTGGCCGCTTCGATCATGTTGGCGGCAAGTTTCTTTTCGTCTGACGGATCATCATCCCCCCTAAACATGCCGCCAATTTTCCCACCGATAAGTGAACCAACTTTTGCACCAAGAACAGCCCCTTGTGGGCCACCCAGTTTGAAACCGATTCCAGCACCAATACCGCCACCAATTGCCGTTCCTGTGTGTTCGGCTGTCCAGCGACCCTCGGCAATAGCCGATTCAGCGACGCCGAAGGCAGTCCCTAACGCACTTGCAATGCCCGGACCCAACGATTCACCAAGGCGATTGCTTATTGATGTTCCGAGGTTGCTTATAATGTCCCCGAAGCTTGAATCATTGTTGATTCCGGTGAACGTATCGGTAAACACTGCTCCAACGCCCGAAGCTGGATCAAATAATTGATTCTTGAGACCACCTTTAAAATTCGTACCCGTATTTTCGCCGTGTGTTTTCGCGTTTGTGGCGACTTTTTCCCCAGCGTCATCCATCTTTGTGACAATATCGTCGGCCGTTTTCTTGACTTCTTTTTTTACAGGCTCATCGAAATTGTTTTTAATGGACGTGACAGTTTCTTTGAATTCCGCTGTGAGGTTTGGCTGAACAACTTCTTCGTACGTTTTGACCACTGCGTCCGCTGTATTGCCGAACGCGGTCGTCATATCTGTACCTAACTGGTCCGCACGTTCGCCAAGAGCGTCGAAATTCTTGGCGGTCTTGTCTTTCATCGTCGTCCATCGCGCCTCAACAGATGCAGGCATATCGACGGTCAAAGCGGTGAAGTCAATGCGGTTGATAGTGAAGCCGAAATAATCCCCCAGCGCATTTATCTGATCGATTAAATAATTCGCACCGTCAACGATCACCTTTTGAACAGCATTCCATCCAGCGATCGCGATAACTTTGATTGGTTCCCAAATCAACGAAAAAGCGAACTTGAGCGGCTCCCATGCCGTCTTCATCGCCAGCGCAAAAATGCCGTCCGCACCGAACAATCCGTCCAGCCATGTCACCGCCAACTGAGCAACCGATGAAAAGACGCGAATGAATCCGTCGGTAAAACTTTTGATGAAATTGTCGCGGAAACTTTGATCAGAAAAAATATTGTTGATTGTGTTCCAAATCGATTGACCGAATTCCGTGACCAGCGTAAGCATCGCGCCAAACATCTCGCCCAGACCGCCAAGTTTGTCCATCCATTCTCCAAAGGCGGCAATCGCAGGTGTGATATAATTATTGAGCATGTTCTGCATGAGCGGCAGAAACCGTTGACCGACAGCAATCATCAGTCCCTCAAGAGCCGATTTGGTCAACTTCCATGCGCCCTCAAAAGTGGCCAGCTTCTTCTTTGCCATCTCTTCAGCGGCACCGCCTGCATTTTCGATTTCAGTCGTCAACGCTCTTAATCTCTCAACGCCAGATCCGACCATCGCGTTGATGGCACGACTGCCTTCATCGCCGAAAAACGTGATCATATCCGCAGAGCTTAAGCCAGCCTTTTCAATCGCTTCAATATTTTCGTGTAACGGTTTTAAATTTCCAGCCGTGTCAAGGAATTCAATGCCGAGCGCGGCGAGCTTTTCCTTGTTGCCTTCGCTCTGGTTTTGCATGACGCGGAGCATGGCATTGAAATTCGTGCCGCCGCGTGTGGCTTGGATACCATTGTCGGCAAGGATACCAAGGGCGGCTGAAGTTTCCCCAAACGAAACGCCAGCGGCGGCGGCTCCAGGTGCGGCGAAACTCATCGCTTGACCTAACTGGCTGACGGAGGTATTTGCAGAAGCGGCAGTGATCGCCATGCCGTCAACAACTTTACCAAGATCTTCAGTTTCAAGGCGCATCCCACTCAAAACATTTGACGCAATATCGGCGGCGGCTCCGAGTTCTAAACCGCCAGCCGCGGCCAAGTTCAGAGTTGCAGGCAAGGCGGTCATTATTTCGTTCGTATCAAAGCCTGCCATTCCTAAAAATTGAATAGCTTCGGCCGATTGCGATGCGGAGAACGAAGTCGTGCGCCCCATCTCTTTGGCTTTTTCTTCCAGCTTTGCCAAGTCTTCCGCATTAGCTCGAGTGATCGCACCCACATCAGCCATCGCTTGCTGGAAGTCAGCGGCCACGCCAATTGATTTACCAATCCCTGCAACAGCGGCCACACCAACAGCGGCAAAAGCCGCACCAATAGCGGCAACGCCAAGCCGCGCCTTACCGGCTATTTTTCCGAGAGAATTGGGACCGGTATCGCCGAGCGTGTTGTTGATATTTCCAGACAGATTTTTAAGACCACTTGATGCCTTGTCTTGAAAATCAGCCTCGATGATTACGCTTTGACGTGCCGCTGAACCAAGAGCCATTATTCAGATTCCTTTGCCGATAACGTGGCGGCAATCTTTGCGAGTTCGTTGCGAATCACAGCGAATCCCTCCAGCACTGAAAACGGTGTTTGCAACCTATCGTCAAGCGTGTAAATCCGTTCATAATGCAATCCGCTCACCTGTTCGTAATACAACCCGAACGCGACCCATATATCCCGTGTGAAGTTTGTAATTTTTAAGGCTGGGCATCCGATATAGGTGTTTCCGTCTGGATGGTTGGGGAGGAGTCCGGCACGGTCTGGACCGGCGGGGTGGTTACAATAGTCGGGGACTCTTCCGTCGGCACATTCGGAACACGGCTCCCCACAAACGAACCACCGTATTCCGAGACGAAGTTTTTTAGTTCATCGTCCGTGGCGTGAGCAATTTCGCGAACCGCCTCAAAAATTTCCTGAAACAATCCTTCTGACTGATCAGCGCCTGTCGGGTTGGGGAAAAACAAACTTATCTCCACCACATCGTTTAACGTTTTCCACGTTCCCGATTCGTCTTCAACTTCAATTCCTTT